ATCCCATGGCGCAATTTTCACAGGGTTTTACACCTAACCAACCATAATGTCCAAATCATTGTCTTGGCGTGTCGCAAAATGGCTGACAAGACTGACGGCCACGGCCGCACACACAATTTGGCCGCTCGCGCGCCTTCCTATTACCCAACCGCCGTCACCGCGCTTCAATTGAACGGCTGCCAACACTTGTTGGGTCAAATCCGACTGGCCACGGTGTTTGAGCCGCCCTGAGTTGATTGCCGACAACATTTCGTCACATGCTTGTGGGTAAGCCGTGTCCATGTCGTAAATTGGAATCCCCGCGGGTGCCAAACGCGCTGCAACTGCTCCAGCCGTGCGCCGCGAATAAAGAACCTGCTCCACAGGATATTTTCGGGCGTAGTCGGCCAAATCGTTGGCAATGGCCTTATCGTCTAATTGCAAATCGTTTTTCCAGGTGTGAAGCAACTTGACCACAAATGATTCGTCCCCAAGTTTTTGGGCAGCCACCAGTGCGGCGTGCTTTCGGTCAGGTGATAAATCAATTGCCAACCAGGTTGTTTTCTCAATATCAAGGTCAACTGACTTGTCCAGGCAATTGCCCCAACTAGCAGTGTCCACGGCTGAAGATATGGCCACGACCCAACGGCACAAAACTTCAGTCATTACGACATCGGGCGGGTCATTAAACACTGCCCGCAAATTGTCAGGGTGAATTGTTATGCCCATGGCGGGGTTTGACCATTTGGCATTTTCAATGCTTATTTCGTCAGTTGGTGCCGACCATTCAAAATAACCAATGTCATCATTGTTTCCAGCGATCGTGGCCAACGCGCGTTCGCGAAAAGAATTCAGCACCAGGCTTGCGGAATCGCCTGCATTTGTATAACTCATGACCAAAGGGTTTTTTGCAGCCATTAGGGTGTAACGCAATGAAGCAAAACTTTCCAAGTCGCTCATTTCGCGCAATTCGTCCAGGTGAATGGTTTCAGGTCGTGAAACACCGCGGGCAGCAGAACCGCCCGCCTTCACAATGAAGCGCGTTCCATGTACCGTCTCAATTTCTTCCGCCCCATGCGCCCACCTAATGCGCTTAACCTGTTTTGCTAACGAATCGTTACTTTCAATTAAGGAAACCAATTGCCGAAACTGTTCTAGGCTTGTGGCCAGTCTATGAGCCGACCCGATTTGCAACGGTTCTTTCCATAGGAAAAGCCCGCCCAAGATTCTGATTTGCTGCAAAAAACTTTTCCCGTTCTGCCGTGCCACAACAATGCAATTGACGGGCGTTGCCCACCGACCGTCAGGTTTGACTTTGTGCGTGTGGATAAGCGCAAATTTTTGCCAGGGCATCATCTCCACACCAATGCTGGAAGCCAAATCAACCAATTCAAGCCCCAATGAAGGCAAATCGTTTAGCGGGGTGTGGATTCGGGGTGTTTCCACGCCAAATTGGTCATTTTCACGTTCTGTGTCCCTACCCAAAACCGTTTCAAGCCGATTTGAGCCGTCTTTAGGCAATAGGTGACCTGTTGTGACCTTGCTAGTCATTTTCGTGGCTCTTTGAGTCGTTTTCGGGGGAAAAAGAACCAGGAAGGGTCAGGGGTGTCCCGTTGCTATTAAAAAAACCACCCTTGTTGGAATTTTGACGATTGACACCGCCTTTAGACGAATTACACCTGAAACACAAGCATTGAAGGTTGAAATCATCATCACCACCACCAAGACTGCGCGGGAGGATATGGTCAACGGTGTTGGCTTCCATTCCACAATGCTGACATGTGAATTGGTCACGTTCAAGAATGCGTTGACGAATCTTGCGCCACTTACTTGTTGAACCATTGTCCCGTAATGCACTGGTCATAATCAAAACCAGTTATGTTTCTGATGATGCAACAATGCCTTGCAAATTGTGCCATAACGGTGAATGGCATAACGAATGCTGGCATCTATTTGACGGTAAGGGTCAAGGTTCCTGTAATGATTTGACTTCATTTGTCCCAGCCCCCAATGTGAGCCATTGTGTGCTTTGTAATTCCAGCGACTCTCTTTTGTGATGATCGTATTGAAACATTGAAACTCTTTGTAATTAACTATGCGTGAATGTGCATAAAGTTTTAAATGGTCTATTGAATAACTCTCTGCATTTGCATTGTGAATGCTTGTTATTGAAAGCAATGCCGCAATGACATAGAACCTGCCCATTAGCCGTTTACGCCCTTGCAGGCTAACCGCATCAGCGGCCTGCTTCAAGCGGAACCAGCGTATCCACCTAGTCAAATACCGCGCAAGTTTCAGCGTGGCTTTGGGCGTGTTTCCACCGTTATCAACGCTTGTGGATAAACCTTGTGGATAACTATTGCTGAACATTATCAACCAATGCAACGCCCATTTTTGAACAAACGGTGCATTCCAGTACCTTCACATGGTCAGGCAGATTGTCAGTGATGATGCGAATCAACTGTGTTGTAACCTTTTTACAGGCACGACACTCAAATTGCATTTGTTCCATAATTACTCCTAACAAGGTTTTCAATAGGTTGCAGATTGATTTGACTGACCCACCAATTTGGTTGACTTGAATGACGGTACTTGTCCCGTTTTGCAATAGCCACTGGAATCCAGCCAACAATGTTGTAAGCCGTTGATGAATTACCAGTGACCAGCACTGCAATATCAGTTGAACGGTCGTATTCATGCACGATCAATTGACCTTCACTGTATTTAGTCCAACGCACTTCAATGCCTTTTCCCACATCAGCCTTTTCTTTTCCTTTTTCTTCAAAAGGGTCAAATGAAAGATTGAAGTATTTGGCCACTGCCCATTCACTGCCAATGGCTTCAGCATCTTGTGCAATTGATTCATGCAGCGTTTTTTCTTTTGTGTAAGTGCGTTGCGTGCCAGTACCATTCCAGGAATACTTTTTGGCCATAATCCAGGCACTTATGTGACACATCAAGGCTTCCTCGCGGTCTAGCGTGACTTTCAACGTTTAGCCCTGCACCCAAAACAAAACCAAACGGGATTATCTTCAGCCGCTTTTTGATAACCAAACGCATCAAACTTTTGAATCAATGCGCAACTATCACATTGCATGACTTTGTAAGAATCAACCACTTTCCCGTTTTTGAGCAATGTGCCAACCATTGTTTTTGGGTCTATCAATTCCATATAGTCGCTCATAAAAATGCCACCCAAATTAATAAAGCCAAAAGAAACAATTCAATAATGACCAGGATTTTCACCAGTTTGTTTTTGTTCATACTTGTGGCTTCCATGTTCCGTCACTTGTCAAAACGTGCCAGTTTGGCGCACATTGGGTTGCCTTGCTCTTTTCAGTGCAAAAGAACCCGCCCCAGGCTTTTCCGTTTTTGCCTTCTCCAGTTTTCCAAATGCGGTGGCCGTGGCTGCATTGCGGTGATTCAGGCACCATTTCACCGCCTAGTTGTGCAGCGATATTTTCTACAATTGAACCGATCGTGGGCATTTCGTTTTCAATGTAATTAGTTGCCCACACATCAGCAACCTGTGTTTTGGCCGTTGTGGTGTCTAGGCGTTCTACCTGATTCATATTTTCCTTAGTCGCCCTGGTATCTGCACCAAGCACTAACCCAATGCAACGCCCAATGCTGCTTGTTGATGTATCTTCTAAAAACCAACGGCGCATGTTGGGATTAAAGGCCGCCATGTATCCATAGGCGTAATCAACGCCCGCGGGCTTAGCATCAGCAATGTCACGATAAACCGTGCATTGAATGACTACATAACCTTTTTCAGCATTGAAATCCACAATTGCGGTTTGAATTGAGCCGTTGGGATATGTCGCCCAAAAACGCTTAATGCGTTCGGCCACTCCCTCATAATTATCAAGAAACCCCATTATTTCACCGACCTTTTGGCTGCTGATATGTGACGGCTGATTGCGCGGCCGCGGGTATAACCTTCACGGCTTCCGTCTTTGTGCCCAAATGAATAACCCAGTGCTGCTGCCAAAGTGCAAAGCACACCGATTAGAAATAAAGCCCGCAAAACCTGCGGGTCTAATAAGTCAACGACCATTTTGAATTCTCCCGATTCTTGGTGATAAGGACTATCACCTGAACTTAGGGTGAGGCATAAGCCACGCCAAATCAAGAACCTTGCGTGTTTGTCGGCGTGTCACCTGACTTTGGCTTGGATTTCAGCCCATTGCCAGCAAGGACACCGCCCAGGGAACCTGTCAAGAAAATGGCCAATGTTTTCAACAAATCAATGAAGGCTGCATCATTGGGTGCTTGTGCCCCGATTGGCTGTGTCACAAAAATTAGGGCATAAGTAATGCCGACCGTTACGACTAAAAAAACCAATGCAAGTGTTGTGCCGATTATCAAAATTAGTCTTGCGTGAACGTCCTCAGGTGCGCGGCGGCGTGTTGGTTTGTGGTGTTGTGAATCCAAGTATGTCATCACTGCACGTTCCAGTAGGGACACATTGTGGTCTTTGGCATTCAGGTTTTGACCAGTTTTCATATTCTTGGCATTCATAACGTGTCCACCCCTGATACCCACAAGCAGTCAGCATTAGCGCAAGTGCCCAAGCCAATGCTGCTGCCGTGAGTTTTTGGGCTATTTCCCCGTTAACCCAAAACTCTTATCCTGCGGATTCAATGCACGCAAGATTACGGGTGCAACCGCTGCCACACCTGCCATTGCAAGTGTCTTTGGGTCAGTTACCCCTGCCATGTATAGGGCAAGTGCTGCTGCCATGAATGAGCGTGCCCATGATGCTGCTAGGGCTTTGGCTTTGTCCATTTTTTCTCCTTCTTAGGTTTGTCTCCCGTTGTTGGAATGGCGACTGTTGGAAAATCGCCTTTGTATGATGCAAATTTGGGAACCCCAAACCCCACCACTTCTTTTCCTTCACCGTAATGGCGAACCTTCACCATGACCATGCCACCATTTCGTTGGTCGCCTGTTCCTGATGTGTTTCCTTCAATAAGCAAAACTTGGTTGTTTTCCATTAAACCAACAACAATTCCAATGTGGCTTATACGATCAACGCCGTCATGTGGAAAATCCATAAAAGCCAAATAACCTAATTGCGGCATATTTGACCAACGTGAAATTTCTTTGAATTTATGTGCGCCCATTGCAGTTGAAACGCATGAAGGAATCTTGACTTCAGATTTGGCAAAAATCCAATTGACAAAACTTCCACACCAGGGCAAACCGTTGGCCTTTGTAAATTCACCGTATTTGGTCAGGTTATCGCCTTTTTCAACCGTTCCAACTTCAGCAATAGCCAATTCAATGACTGCTGCTGATGTGCCTTTTTCGTAAATCATAAACCAAGTGCTTCTTTAAGGTCTGCAACGGATAAGCCAGCATTGGCAAGTTTGTCAGCAATAGTTAGTTCAGGTGCAACAATTGTTCCGTTGTGAGCAGTAACTACTGCTGCTGCTTTGGCTTCATCTGTTGTTTTAATGTCTAACCAGAAATTGCCGTT